TGAGTCTCAGGTGACTAATCTTGTTTCTGATTTGGCTGGTAAAGCTAATCTTGCAGGGGGAAACAGTTTTACTGGGGCGCAGATTATTGGAACTAATGGCACAGCGAATATTGGTTTAGTTGTTATTGGAACTGCAAGCCAAGCGGCTAATTTGCAGGAATGGCGTATTTCTACTGGTGGGACTGTCGCTAGGGTTGATAAGAATGGTGCGGTTTCAGCACAATATTTTGGGCCTTCTGGGGCTGGTTTACTTGGTTATCTTGACTGGACAACAAGCTCACCACTATTTCAAACAGGTGGAACAGCAGTAGTTGGTATTCGTATTCGTGGTGCGGCTAGTCAAAGCGCAAACCTACAAGAATGGCAAACTTCGGCAGGCGGCACAGCTGCGAGAGTAGATGCTTCAGGTAACTTTGAAACAACAGGAATCGGCATCACTAGGGGCGACCAGCGTATCGGAACTGGAAGCTATTTTTCTGCTGCTTTAAATGTTTTGGCTAGGGCTACTACTGAAAAAGGTATTGTTGTTCGTGGGCAGGCATCACAAACAGCGAATCTACTTGAACTTCAAACAAGCGACGGAACTCTACAGACAGCGTTTAGTTCTATTGGTTATTTGCAGTTGGGGGCTGGAACTAATCCTGGTGGGCAGTTAGGTATTCCTTTAGGTGCGGCAGCTAATAGGGGTATCGTTATTAGGGGTGCGGCATCACAAACAGCAGATTTGCAACAATGGCAAAACTCGGCAGGTGGCACAGCGTCAAGCGTTGATGCTTTTGGTAATGCTGGTTTTGGTGGAACAGCAGCAAGCAGTAGTTTTGGATTAAGAGTTGCAACAAATGCTAATCCAGCAGTAATCGGTATTGCAGTTGTGGGTGCAGCAAGTCAGTCAGCCGATTTACAACAATGGCGTAACTCGGCAGGTGGAACAGTTGCAAAAGTAACTTCAGCAGGTGACGCATCATTTGGTGCAGTAGCACTTGGTAATGGAACTATTTATGGTTCATCATCTTGGTTGAATATTGGTTTGACTAATGCGACTCAAATTGGTGCAATTGTAAAAGGTGCTGCTTCTCAGTCTGCTAACTTGCAACAATGGCAAAACTCGGCAGGTGGAACTGTCGCAAAGGTTGATTCTGTTGGAGACATAACAGGAAGAGTTCTGCGTTCAACATTAGCGGCTCGTATTGTTACAAGCGATACAACTGTTGCCCCTATGGTGATTAGCACTATTGCAGGGCAAACATCAAATAATACAGAATGGCAAACTAACGCTGGAACAGTCTCTTACATAAAAGCGGATGGTTCTTTATACATAAATTCAAACTCTAACACCACAGGCGTTTATTGGAAAGGCACAAGCTCTGACCAAAGTATTCGTGCTAATGGTAATGACTTATTTGTTACACCTAGATTTGATTTAATCTATTCGCCAACTGACACTACTGGAAGGCTTAGACCTGGAACAGACAATGCTGCTGATTTAGGAACTACAGGACAAAGGTGGAAGAATCTTTACGCTACTGGCGCTGTTTTAAACAGTTTGAGTATGTCAAGCACTACTTCACCTATCTTGTTGAATGGTTCTGCTGGAACTACTGGTCAGGTTCTAACTTCTGGTGGTGCTGGAACGACACCTACTTGGACTACCGTAGGCGGTGGTGGATCCTTTACCGGTGGAACACTAACAAGTGATCTAGTGTTAGCGGCTGGTTCTACTGCTGTTGAGCCTTTGACTTTCCAAACCAACACTTCTACTGTCGGCACAGTTTCAGGTGCTATGGAGTATGACGGAACAGTTTTCTATCAAACATCCAACACTAATCCTGGTAAAGCTTTAGCGACCCAAAACTATTACTATGTTTCTAACGCTGATTATGGCCCAGACTTTACAATCAACAGCACCGCTAAGAGCCTTCTAGATGGAGCAACAGTAGGGCTTACGGTAGCTGCTGGAACAACTTATGAGTATGAACTTATTACAGCCATCAGCCACCAATATGTTACTACCACCAGCATTTCAGGTGATTATCTGATCGTTTCAACAACGGTATCTGGTTCACCGGTAGTAGCAACCACACATCAGGTTGATTATGGTAGCAACACGACAGGATTTACTACCGCTACCACTCTAAGCACCGTCAGACCGACAGGAAATGTTACTTTCATGCCTGCTATTACTTCTGGCACTCGCTATGCTTTCTTGCGGGCTAAAGGCTTGATTAGGGTTACTGGAACTGGAACAGTAAAGATTTATCCTGCTATGCAAACTTCTGGTGCTTCTGGTTCTGGCGATAATGTTTGGAATGTTAAGGCTGGAACAATATTTAAGTTGACTCCTGTTGGTAATGGAACTGTAACTCAGGTTGGAGCGTTTGCGTAATGGATGAAATAAAAGCATTACTAAAGAATTGGGAAGATAACAATTACATCAACCCTGATGGTTTGGTGGCAGCTCATCAAGCCATAACTATCTTGCTTGAAAAGGTAGAATTATTAGAGAAACAGATTGCTGATTTGCAATCCCTACAAGAAGGTTGAAATGTCGTTTAATTTATCTATTGAAGCTAAAAGGTCGCTACTAATTCAGCGTATTGAGTCTTTGAACCTTGAAGGCTATCAGCATGAGTTGAATAAGAAGTCTGCTGAAGCTTTAGGTAATCAGGATGTTGTTGAGCAGTCTAATCAGGCTATTGAGATTATCAAGTCTGCTATTGCTGTGCATGAAACAGAGTTGGCTGACTTAGGCGAGTAGGAACAGATGCCTTACTACATTAGCGATAAACAGGATGATTGTTCTGGTTGGGCTACCGTCAAGATTGAAGATGGTGCGCCTGTGACTATTGGTTGTCATTCTTCTAAACAGGATGCGGTTGACCAGATGGTTGCTGTGTCTTTAGCGGAGAAGATTGAGCCTGGTGGTGAATACACTCGTGCTTTGCCTGATTATCCTATTGCTGAAGGTGATTATGTGATGGGTATGACTACTGAAGGCCCTGTGGTTGGTTTGGTTGAACACATTATGTCTGAAGGTGGCGTGTATGGCATTGAAGGCTCTGAATACGCTATTGAATCTACCCCTGAGAATCCTGCTATGGCTGTCCGTATTTTTGAGATGGAAGATGATGTTTGGGAGCCAACTGCTTACACTATCGGTATGTTGATGTCTGATGCTAAGAAGGTTGTTCTTGAAGAGATGATGGAAGAACCTGATGAAGATGAAGAAGATGTGGAAGAAGATAGGGCTTTAGCGACCTATAAACCTACTGTTGGTATGAAGCGGGCAGCTTCTAGGGCTTTGCGTTGGAAGAAGGAAGGTAAGGCTACTGGTGCTGGAACTCCTGTTGGTTGGGGTCGTGCTACTGACATTGTTGCTGGTAGGTCTATGTCTTTGAGTGTTGTGAAACGGATGTATTCGTTTTTCAGCAGACATGAAGTGGACAAGAAGGGCAAAGATTTCTATAACACCGAGAACCCTAGTAATGGTCGTATCATGTGGGATGCTTGGGGTGGAGATGCTGGCTTTACTTGGTCGGCTAGTATTGTAAAGAGAGAATCTGGTGGACAAAGGATGAATATGACTGATGCTCAGACTAGGGCTACGAATAGGGCCGAAAAAATTGTCGCTACTTTACGGAAGATTAATGGTGTGAAGCCTGCTTCTGAGACTCGTGTTTCTGATGTTGATTTTGAGATTCGGGCTAATGGCGAGAAAATGACTTTCTCTGGTTATGCTGCTGTGTTCAATAGCGATAGCCAGCCTTTACCGTTTACTGAGCGTATCGCTCCTGGTGCTTTCAAGAGAACTTTGCAGGCTCGTAATGATGTGAAGTTGCTGTGGAACCACGATTCTGGGGAAGTTTTGGCTAGCACTCGTTCTGGCACTATGCGCCTGTGGGAAGATACTCATGGTTTGCGGGTTGAAGCTGACCTTGCCCCTACTACTCGTGGTAAGGATTTGAGTATTCTTATGCAGCGTGGGGATGTCAATAAGATGTCTTTTGGTTTTACTGTGCAGAAGGACTCTTGGAGTGCGGATGGTCAAACTAGAACGCTAGAGTCTGTTAGACTCGCTGAAGTATCAATTGTTACTTTCCCCGCCTACGAAGAGAGTGTTGCCCAAGTGCGTTCTTTAGATAATGTAAATGTTGAGAAACTGACTGATGCTTTATTAGCATTGGAAACTGAAGAGTCTTTGACCCCTGACCAAGCCGACTTGTTGACTAATGTTATCAAGCAGATGTCTAAGGGCGAAGAGAAGGTAGAAGCACCTGTTGAGCAGGTTGGTGAGCCTTCGGTGATAGACTTGTTGTTGAAGAAACATGAACTTGAAGGAAAGATGCTCTAATGGCTACTAAAGAACAGATTGTTGCAGCTATCTTGTCGGTTGCAGGTAATCCTGCTGCTGGTGAAATTAAGGATTTGTCAGAAGCGTTTGCTGATGCTATTGTTGCTATTGACTCCCCTGCCAAAGAAGTCAGGGTTGTTGAAGTAAAAGAGACTCGCTAGTTATCCCCTTTCCTAGCGACTGCGCCCCTACCAGTTATTCCCTTTTCTGGTAGGGGTTTTCTTTTAACGCATTATTTTTGTTTACTAAACTTAATCTTGTAGTTGAGTGTCAGCACCACTACACCTGTTGAGTGTCAGCACCGCAGATGTCCCTTATCCCTATTTAAATTGGAGTTTCCATGTCTGACTATATTTTAATTCAGCAAGAGGCTCGTAAGAAGGCTTACGAAGAAGCTAAGGCTCTTCTTGACCAGGCTGCCGCTGAGAAGCGTGACCTTTCTGGTGAAGAACAGCAAACTTACGAGCGTATCATGGCTGACATTGACGAGAGAGCGAAAGTTATTGAGTCAATTCGCACCACCGCAGAGCGTGAGCAGAGAGCTGCTGAAGCTGCTGCTTCGTTCAAACCAACTGAAGAGCGTTCTAACGACTCTGACATCCTTCGTGCTATCGCTACTGGTGAGCGCAGGGGTTTTGAGTTTGCTCCTGAGCAGAGAACTCTTGTTGGTTCTGACAACACCGTTCCAAAGTCGTTCTACAACCAGGTATTCCAGATTGCTCGTCTAGTTGGCCCTATGCTACAAACCAGCCAGATTTTCAACACTACTTCTGGTGAGAACCTGACTATCCCAACTCTAACTGCTCGTTCAACTGCCGCTATTGCTACTGCAACTCAGGCTATTAGCGCAAGCGACCCAACATTCTCAAGCATCACTCTTGGAGCATACAAATATAGCTTCTTGGTTGGCGTGGCGAATGAACTAATCGCTGATGCTGGATTTGACCTAACTGGTCTTATCGCTGAACAGGCTGGTAATGAAATTGGTTACACCGTAAACAACGCTTTGACTGTTGGAACTGGAACTGT